AGTTGACCGTTGAAAACTCCACGCGGGCGCACGGAAGGCTGGAATAGGTGAGCGTGTATTCCAGAACGCCATTGCCAACGTCCGATGTGTCGCTTTCGTGGACTAGCCACATATAGCCTTTCATCGTTTTAACTCGCGTTCCGGCTTTCGTGCGCTTGTAGTAGTATTGATCAATGCGATACTTGACCTTCATTTCAGCCGTTCGCTGGTCGCCCGTCTCGTTATACGGCAGGATGATACCGCCCTTGTCGGAAAATGGCGTGCTCCATTCCGCAGAACCGACTTGCATCGGAACTCGGTAATTTCCGTCTGAGTATTTGGAGTTAGCCATTGTTAGCCGTGTTTTAGCACTTTCACTACAAGCGTATCAACTTTCATTTGGTTACCCGCTGCCGCTCCTGCCGCGCCCGCTGCTGGTGCGTTTGGGTTTAGGTTTGGAACGCCAGCGGCTTTGTCTTTAGGCTTAACCTCGCCGCCGAATCCTGCGTTTGCTGCCGCTTGCGCCAGTCGTCGCGCACGAGATGCAACAATACGGGCAGCCTTGCGCTCTTCTGCTGCCTTATCGCGCTCGGCTTTCTTTTGTTCTGGCGTTTTGAGTTGTTCTGCAATCGCATCTTTAACTTCAAGAAGCTGCTTCTCTTTTTGCAGGCCTGCTTCAAGTTCCTTATTTCCATCCTCTCGCGCCTTGCGAATGTCCTGCTCAATCTTTAGGCGTTCCGAAAGGTTTTGTGCCGCAGTCTTGCCCTTGGTGATTTCCACCTCCATGACGGCAATCTTGTCTTGCTGTGCTTTTGCATCCCTGCTTTGAGCCTGAGCTTCGCGCTGGTCTTTCTCGTCCTGCGCTGCTTTCTCCATTGCAAAGCGCGCCTCCATATCCGCGTTGAATGCGCGGATTTCGTCGTGATGCTTTTCAGTGGCTTTTTCGTCATCGCGGCGTTGTTTTTCAAACGCCTCAAAATCCTTCTTTTGCTGTTCGTCGTGTTCTCGCTGCCTTTTGTCTTGCAGGTCTTGGAACGCCTCAAAATCTTTCTTTTGCATTTCGTCATGCTCGCGCTGACGACGCATCTTTTCTTCATCAATCTTTTCTTGTTCCTTGGAGTTTTTCTCTCTAGCGACAGCCTCCGTGCGTGCAATTTCCTTGAACGACTCAAGATTTATTAGCCGCTCTTTTTCGTTTGGAACAAGGTTTGGATTTGCCTTTATCTTATCAATTTCTTGCTGATATTCCAGAACGCGCTTCATCGCGTCCGCTTCTTCGGTTCTTCCATCTGCGATTTTGCGAAGAATATCTAGCTCTAGCTTGCTATCTTTTATCGTCTTTTGCGCCAGCTCCCTGCGGTTGTTTTCGTTGGCGGCAAGCTCTTTGCGCATTTCGCGCTCTTTTACCCATTGCGGAGTAAGCGAGAAAATCGACGCGAATATTCCGCGGCTATCTTCAATGTCCTTATTGAGATTCTTAAACTGTTCTGAAGCCTTGCTGAGTCCGGCAGATAATTCGCCTCCGTGCCCAAACTTCGCAAGTTTTTGCAATTCTATGTTTAGGTCGCGTGCCTCAATTTTGATGTTCTTGAACTTTTCTTCGCTCTTATAGAACGCGCTGCCGATTGCCGCGCCGATTGCGACAAACCCTCCGACAAGCATTCCTTTCGGTCCGAAAATAGAAAGCAACTGCGAACCTTGCTGCCCCATCACTTGCAGCCCATTCATTCCGCCTTGCAGGGAGACGGCAATGTCCTGAACCTGCATGGCTACGTTGCCTGCTTGACCCATTGCCCCGCGCCCGAATGTCTTTAGCGATTTCCCTGCGCCGGAAAGTGCGGAATCAAGGTTTCTTGTGGAACGTGCGACGTTCTCTATGCCCACCGCCGTGCGCTTCATGTCCGAGTCGAAACTGGACCCATCAACCCTTAGTTCTCCAACGATAGCGTCAGTTGTTGCCATTCTTTGCCTCCTTTTTTATTTTTCTATCCTTCTCGCGCTTCAATATCGCGGATACTTTTTCGTTGTGCCGTGCCGCAACAGCGTCGGAACGCTTGTTGACTTTCGGCGCACCGTTACGGAGTCCGTTGACGCGCATAAGCTGAAACAGAACCGATAGCGGAACGTCCATGCAACGCTCCCAATCCATGCGAAACGGTTCATCGGCCATTTGAGCGCAGACGGTAGCACAAGTGCAAGCGAGCGTCTTGTCAATGCCGCCGCTAGGTCTGCCGCCAACGCAGTCGAGAAAAGCGCGGTCGATGTAGTCGTTAATGTCCTTCGCAGCTAATTCCAAGTCCACGGAAAGGCTTTGCTCCAAAAACGCCTGCTTCACAGACTCGTCGAGCGTGAAGTCTTTGCTGACAAACCAAAGGAATTGAATAATTGCCGCGTAATCGACAGTGCCGCCAACAATAAACGGAGAACGCGCTACGTTTAGCCATGCAAGCCGTCGAAGCGTCAACGGCGCAACGTCTATTCCAGCTATGCGTTCAATGCCTAAAAACGCAAGATAGCGGTCCTCTTGTTCGCTCCTTACGGCAGCGTCATACTCTTCACGCGGAAATGGTGGTAATTTCGCCACGCATTACGATGCCGTCACGGAGCCGTTAATGACCTTCTTTCCGGTAACGGAGAGAGTCCGCATTGCGCCTGCGTCGTTGCTGATGTTCGGAACGCAGCTATCGACAACCCAAAGCTCGCTAGCAAAGTTTGGGTCAACTTCGTAAGTGAACGTGTCGCCGTGCTGAGGATGCGCGGTATTGCTCGCCGCAAGCTGCAACTCTGCCGAAAACTCCGCAAGTCCGAGCGTGGAACGGCGACGCGCCGGAAGTCCGTTAACGTCATAGTCAATAGCTTCCGTAGTCGGGCGGGTGACGTTGAACGAGTTGACGATGTAAGCAACGCTGTCGATTGTGATTGATGCAGAGCCGTATGCTTGGCTTCCGTCAATGTAGCGAGTGTTTGGCATTTTCTAGGTGATTGTTGGTTAAAACTCCGGCCACGCTTCGGGCCTAATTGCAACGACTAGGTAGTATGTTAACACCGTTATGTCAATGTTATTGTCATCGCTGAAACTATCGACTGTCCCCGTGTCGCGAATGTCGGTAATTTCGATAACGTCGCTAGTCAGATTGTGCTTGGAATAGCGCAACGTCATCCGCTTGCGGGTTTCACCAAGCAGCGCGGAATGATTGTCGATATGCGTTATCTCACCGCGATTTGACGCAACGGTTATCTCTAGCTGCGCTTCCCAAGTGTCGTGTGTTTGGTCGCCGTTCGTAAATATGCGCCGATGCTCAATCGACTCGCCTAGCTTGCACTTCAATTCCAGCCGATTGCTTTCAATATCAACCTGTTCACGGGAAACGTATATATGACTTCCGACGCCTTCAAGAATCGTGCGGAAAGCGGCCTCAACGTGCTTTTCGACTTGGTATAGTTCTGATAATGCTACGCTCATTTGCGGATTAGCTGTAACATGCGACGCTTGATAGAGCGATTAAATTGTTCACGATGCTGCATGGTAGCTTCACGGAGAATGTCCGATGCGTCAAACTTAATGTATCTGCTAGGCGTAGTTAGTAGCGGATTGTAAATCGCAACGCTTAGAACTTGTTTGCCGCCGCGAATCTGCCCGTAAGCGCGAGGCGGTTCTTTAGCTGGTTTTCTGCGCGTGTAGGACGATTTGATGTGTCCGCCCGCTTGCACGCCAAACCCGAGCGAGTCTCCAATTTGCGTCCACGACTTCTTGTATAGGAATCGTGCCTGCGCTCGCTCTTGGATGAACTTGCGCTCCTGTGTCTGCATTCGCCGTGCGCGTTCTTGTAGTAGCTCCTGATACGCGCCCCAAACATCATCAGGAACATGCCAGTCAGTTACATTATACCACCGCGTTCTGTGATAAACCCAATGCGTCCCCGAGTTGCTGACACGAAGCGAAGGCAAAACCAAGTCGTGCGAAGTGGGGATCATGTTCACGCGCTTCTGATACTCAAAGTGCTGGTTTTGCTCGATGAGTGCCTTGTCGCGTGCGGGCGTCAATTTAACAGCCGTGGCGAGGCTTTTACGCACGTAATCAAGCAACTCCCGCTTGAATGCATCCATGTTCATGTTCTGCAACCCGAGCAATCGCTTTTTCAGCTTTGCTAGGTCGAGTTTGAATCCGGACTTTTTCACGTCACTTCTTTAGAACTGCCGAGAATTTGACCGTGGGTTCCCTGTCGGCAATCTTGTATTTCGTGACAACGTAATTCTTCCCGCCCATCGAAAAGTTCGACTTTGCCGCTAGTCCCGATGCCGTCCAGTCGGTTTTCGCAATTTCAATGTCAACGTCCCTGTCCGGCTGATAGCCCGAAAGCGTTTGCCCGCGCTGAATCTCAACGGTTGTTGCGATTACGTCATAAGACGCGCTGCCGTTGACCGTGATTTGTTCGCCGCCATACATGCCCGCTGCGAGCATGGCGTTGAACGCTGCTAACCTTTCGGTTGTGTAGGACATTAAGGCACGTTCCCGCCAGCGACAGGATTGAGAATCAACTTGCCGGAAGAATTGATGACGCCAAGGTGGATTACCGTGTCGCCAGTCGTAAGGTCTGCGCGTGTTTTGGTAATTCCGCCAGCAGTTCCAGAAAGCCAAACGTCATCGCCAACTGCGACGGTTCCGCCAACCGTAAATCCGCCTAAATCTTTTGAGCAATAGGTGATTTTCTGGCCGGATGATGCCGCGTTGACTGCAATTCCGGCAAATGTGTTTGCGGGTGCCGTTCCGTTTGCGTCTGCAAGTTTCAGTTTATTGCTATCGGACGTGTCAATATACAACGCTTGACCTTGCGTAATAGTTGCGCCTGCAACGCCTTGGTCGATTGTTGCGGTGGATGACGGGAGAACGCTTGCTGCGGTAATAGAAATTGCGGCCATAAATGTTGGTTGCTTGTAATGTTATGCTTGTAATTAGGCAAGAAAAAACCCGCTCCGGTTAAGAAGCGGGTTTCTCTGAGTGATTGGTTATTAGCCGAGCAGGATTGCGACGTTCTCCGGCTTCCAGACTTTCGCCTGATAGACGCAGGTAATGTCGATGATGTTCTTCTGGTAACCCTTGTAGGTTGCCACTTCAAACACCAATCCGGTCTGCTCGTCGCGGATTGTCATGCGGTCTGCCGCAGCGTCACCGCCGTAAGGCTGAGCCGGAGGACGCATCACAAGTTCGATTGCAGACTTGTGCATTGCGACGTTCGCCGTGTAGCTGTCGCCAACTGTCACCGCGTCGTTGTTTGCGGTTGCAATCAGCAAGCCGGGGTTTGCGATTGTGACTACGTTCGATGCGAGCGCGGTTTTGACAACGTACTTGTTGGTAGAATCGCTGGCGTGCGTGAGAATATCGCCCGCAACGATTGTGCCGCTTCCGGTGTCGAGAGTGAGCGCGGTCGAACCAACGGCGACGTTACCGAGGTTGATGAGGTATCCGCTTCCGGTGCCCTTTGTGTGGCTTGCAACTTGCGCCGACTCGCGAATTGCAATTCCGAGCAAGTCGAGAAGCGAACCGCGACGGAGAGTTTCGGACGTGCCAGCGGTGTTCGCCTGATACAGCGATGCAAGCTGACGAAGTTTCGCGCCTGCCGCCGTGTTGATAACGAGCGAAAGCATTCCGTCGTCAGGGCATCCGTTGTCGATAAGAACCTTGCGGATATCGGCAATCGTGTTGAAGTTGCTGGCGAACGGAGTCGTGCCAGCGGTTCCAACGGCACGCGACGCGCCTTTGTAGGCAACGCTACCAACGTGAGTTTCAATCGCGTTGACAATCTTGCGGATTGCCTGCGTGAACATATCGTCGAGCAACGCCTGTCCAGCGGTGTTGTCAATCTGCCGCCATACTTCGCCAGTGACGGGAATCTGGACGTTAGCGGTTTGCCCGATGGTCACGGTATCAACCGCAATCGTCTGGTTGTCGCCTTCGGGAATCGTCATCGCGGGCGTTACGCTAGTATTCAGCGTAGGCGCGGGTGCGTAGTGCGAAGTTACGGTGCCGCCAGTGCTGACGCCAGCATCGGACGAGTTGATTGTGACGGACGGGATGAAGCCCGTAATTTCACGCGCTACACGGTCTTTTGCGCGGAAGATGTTCTCAAGTAGAGAACTGACTGTGAGGTTACCCATATTAGTTTAGTGTGTGGTTAGTCTTGAACTTTCCCGCGCTTTGTTAGGATGTAATCGCGCTGCTCTGCGGGTGAGAGCTTTGCGAAATCTGCGCGGCTCATTGCCGCAATTTCTTTGTTGCCTTCCGGCTTGAACGATGCGCCCTTTCCAAGAGCGGCAGTAAAGCGAGCTTCGGCAGCGGTGAGTTCTGCGGCGGCGATTTCTTTCGCCTTGGCTTCTGCGTTTGCGGAGACGTTAGCAAGTTCAGCTTTCAGCGCGGCAATTTCGCCAGTTGCGGCGGAAAGTGCGGCAGCGGAGGCGTCTTGTGTCTCCTTGTTTTGGGTCTGGTATTCCGCGATTGCCGCTTTCACGGAATCAGCGACGAGTGATTTGATTTCGTCAGGTGTCATTGTGTTGGTTTCAGAGAAAAGAGCGGTCGTAGCCGCGCCACGTTCAACAAGGTCCGCAGCTTGGAAGTCGAGCGGAAGTCCTTCGGGGTCTTTCGGGTCGTATGAAAACACGACGGAAAACATCATGTTGTCAGGATCAGTTTCCGCACCCCAGAAGATAGCATCGCGGTATTCGGTAGGCGCAACGTGGAAGTCCGCAGCAAGGTCGCCATCTCCATCCACGCGGAAGTTCTTTAGTGCTCCAACCTTTGCGTGCAGTCGGTCCTTGTCCTCGTCGAGATAATCGTGCGTCCAGTGAACCGGAATTGCACGATTGCCAGCGTGCGCCATGAACGAAGCAATGTGCTTATGCTTTACTTCGCTAGGCCCGTGGTCGGATTTTACCTCGCCAAGCTCAATAACTTTGACGCCATAGATAACATTCTTTTCCGCGTCGATGCGGGTTTGTTTGAATGAGAATTGAAGCGCGGCTTGTGCCATTTCGCGCCTTTTCTCATTATTGAGAGCGACTGTCAACAGTTTTTCTCAATCGTGAGAGTTACTAGGCAAAAAGAAACCCGCCGCAACGTCCAGATTAACGCCACGGCGGGTCTATGTATGCAACGCGGAAATCAGAATGGATACGCCTTATCCACGGCGATGCGCCAATTGTCGAAAGTCAAATCGCCGCTGAATCGGCACGCCACGGAATCGCAAGCGTATTCGTAATGCCAATCGGGGATGCGCGTGTATCCAAACATTTCACGCAATCTATTGTTCAAGTAAATCCTGCATCTATCCAGCGTCGAACGATGTTGTCGTTTCATTCCTTGCTTGTAGCACGGCATTGATTTCTTGCAAGCGGAAATCGTGCGTGATAACGTGCGGCGAATGGCGAAACAAAAAACCAGAGGCGAGAACGAACTTGAAATATCCGGCGCGGCGAGTGCTCTAAAATACCTAGAGAAGTCCGTTGCGCGGTTGCAGGAATCGCTCGAAGCCGCCACAAAAGAGCTTAACGAAGCGATTGCAAATCAGTCCGCGAATCCGCCCGAAAAGGACGGAGAGGATTGGGATAAAATCGTTGCGCGTTGCCGTGCGAACCGGAAAGAGATTCAGCAAGAATTGCTTGGGTTTTCTAAGCTGCTTCTCGATTACGACAAGAACGTAGATACGTCGCGTAGGGACGCGAGCGAGTCCATTACTCGGTCGGACGCTGAAAAGTTTTTCTTCGCGTTCGCAATTGGAATGCGAGGCGCGACGGAACAGTTGATTATCCGGCAGTGTCAGGACGCGATGGAAGTGAAGTCGCCGGAGGAAATGTATAAAATCATCGCACCGTTGTTGCGTGAGTGCTATTTCTCCGCGCTGAAATCGGCAACGGAGGAATCGCAAATGCCCGCGTGGGTGAGGACGACGATTGAAGGAGCATTGTGACAAACGCATTAGAATACGCGAGGAAGCACGTATATTTCTGGCAAAGCTCGCCAATTAGCGGAGCGTTTGACCCGTCGAAATATCCGTTTATTATTGATCCACTGCTTTCGCTGGATGACATTGATTGCAAAGAGACAGTTGGATACGGCCCCGCTCAATCGTTCAAGTCCGTATTCCTGCAAATCGCGACCGCATACCGCCTCGCAATCTCGCAATGCTCTGTGCTTGCCGTAGCGCAATCGGACGACGACGCTGACGAGTTCTCAAAAGTGAAGCTAGGCCCGTTTCTGGATCGACTACCGCACTTGGACCGGATGCAAGTTGCAAAGCCGACGATTAACTTGCGACGGTGGGCAAACCACGAGTTGATCATTAGCGGACCCGGCGCAAATGCTCAAAACTCCAAGTCTGCGCGGTTTGTCCACACCGATGAGGCGCATCTTTACAAACACGGCATGCTTGCTGCGCTTATGGACCGATGCGGGCAGCGATGGAACCGTCACGCGCTTCACGTCACAACAGCCGCAGACAAAGGCACGGAAGTTGATATAAAATACCACCAAGGCGACCAGCGCGAATGGAACGTGCGCTGTATCCATTGCAACGCGCTATTTGAACCGCTTTGGGAGGACGCCTCACGCGAGAAATACAACGGGCATCGCGTATTCCAGTGGATAGACAACGGCAGCGAAACGGAAACGCTCAACTCCATTCAGTTCGTGTGCCCGCATTGCGACAAGCCGATTGAGAACACGCCTCGCAACCGCGTCCTTATGGACGATGGCGCGGATTATGTCGCGATGAACCCCGCCGCCGATAAATCTGCGCGTTCGTTCCGGTGGAATGCGTTTGCGTCACGGTTCAAGCCGTTGCGCGACTTGCTTTCGATTTACTTGAAGGCGATTGAGTCCGCGAAACTCGGAGACTTTAAGCCATACGAGAACTGGGTGAAAAAGCAGGAAGTCCGTACTTGGACTGGCGAGATTCCGCAAGTTGGCGTTGCGAATGTCGGGCGTGACCATAAGTTAAACGATATTGAGGTAAAAGAGGAAGATTTGCGCGTTATCTCGTGCGACGTGCAAGACAAGGGCGGCTTTCACATTTGGGCGTTGGTTGATTTGTGGCATCCGAACGGCGATAGCAAGCGATTGGCTTACGAGAAACTTGCTTCGTTCGATGACCTTCGCGCATTGCAGGAGAAATACAACGTGAAGGATTTGAGGGACACGAAAACGCATTCGTGCGTTGCAATCGACCACGGGCATCGTGAGCCGGAAGTGTTCGCCGCGTGCGCTCGATGGGATTGGCTGGCGTTGAAGTCCACGAGCGAAGAGGAGTTCGCGCATTACATTCGCCGCAACGGACAGCCGGATTTGCAAGTGATGAAACCGTGGAGTCCTGTCCGCTCTGGCAATCCGCTTCTTGGAAAGTCGAACGCTCAACGCGCAAAGCTCTGCGCGACGCGCCTATGGAGTAAGCCGCGCATTTATTCTATATTCTACACGCTAAAGAACGGCGACACGAAGCGGGCATACAGCATTGCTACGGACTTCTCGCCTGTTTTCGTTGACCAAGTGCATTCATACGTTCCGAGCGAAGGAGTTGATAAAAAGACGGGCGTTTTTACGAAGCAACTTTGGCGGAAGGTGAAAGCCGATGACCACGGGTTTGTTTGCGGAACGCAGTCGTTACTTCTCGCAATTTTGCACGGCCAATTTAGCGTTCCTGATTTGTAGCTTGCCTTGTATTTTCAATTATGAGAAACAAACGCAATGCCTAGCCCTAAGAGGATATTCAGAAATGCGACACTCGCAGAAGTGCAAGCCGCACACGCTGCCGCTTTGGACCGTGTAACGAATGGCGCATTCACGTCGCTATCGGGCGGCGGAACTTCTTCTACGAAGCAATACGCCAACGACCAAGAGATTTTATTTGAAGCGTCTTACGAATTGGACGTTCGCAACTCAACCGTAAAGCCAACGCACACAACGCAAGACTTTTCCGAGTTGCGTGAGCACAACACAACCGTAACAGGATGAACATTATCGCACGAGGCGCGTTGCAGGTCGCAAAATGGGCCGGATTTAACGCCGCCGAAAAGAACAAGACGCAAAAGCAGGCAGACAGGTCGGGCACAAACCCCGATTCACTCGCGGCGAACCGTCAACGCATTCAGCTTTCGCTGGAAGGCGAAAATGCCGTCAAAAATACTCCATTTGGCCGGAATTACGTGCAAAAGCGTCGAATGTATTGCAGCGGGCAAATATCATGGTCGCCGGATACCGGAGATGCCGCGCTGGACGAGTTTGTTGCCGCCAGATTGCACGAAGAATGGCAGAAAATGGGCGTAGAATGCTCCATGTATGACGCTTTTTCGCGTGTTGCGGACGTGCATTTACCTGTTTCCGGCGATGCAATGTTGCGTTGGTATCGCGACGAAAACGGGCTAAAACTGCTTGAAATCACGTCAGACCGCATTGGCGAGCCGTGGGGATGGCAGGATGAGACGCCGGATGACGGCAGTTACTACCGTTCGGGGCTGTATTGGCAAGGCCCGCGAGTCGTTGGATACAAGATTTACCAGCGCGGAGAGGGCAATTCTTACGAAAAGCCGGAACGAGTTGACGCGGCAGAGTGCATTTTCTTTAAGGACGACATTTTTGGCGGCTCTCGCGGTATTTCCATTTTCTCCGCTGCGTTGGAGGACGTGAACAGTCGGTATCAGATTTTGAAGGCGACGAAAGACACGATGTTGCAGCAATCCAAGGTTGCGGCGATTGCGCGGAATAATTCTGGTGCGCCTTCCGAGTTTGATTACCAAACCGTTGCGCCTACAAACGTAGATACGATTGATTACGTCGAGTCCTTTGCCGATGGCGCGGTCGTAAAATACCAGTTCAACGGCGACTCGTATCAAGTTTTGAAGGGCGAGCATCCGTCAGACTCGTTCTTGAAGGGGCTGAAATACGTTGACGCACAGGCTTGTTTGGCTGTCGGGATGCCTTACGAGTTCCTTTTTACCGCGCAAGACAGTGGCGGTGCGCCTTCCCGATTGGCGATTGAGATTGCAAGCCGCGAGATTACGCGCATTCGTGAGCGAGTTCACCGCCCAAGGTTGGATAAAATCGCTTACGTGACAATCATGGACTTGGTGAATCGCAAGGAATTGCCGAATAACCCGAACATTGCGCGGGGGTCGTGGCAGTTTGGGACTTTGCCGACAGCCGACGCATTTCGGGACGCTGCCTCAGACATAAAAGACGTTCGATTTGGGTTTAAGACACTCGGAGACGTGATTTCCGCTAATAGCGGGCGAACATACCCCGTTGTTCTGCGCCGGACGATGCAGGAAGCCATTGCGAAGCATAAAGCCGTGCAAGACGCCAATAGAGCGTTGGAGGAGGCAGGTTACGAGGCAACAATCACGCTTGAGGACATTGGCGCGTTGTTCGATAACCCGCAATCGCAGCCGACTAGCTTGACAGAGCCGGATAGTTCGCTAGATTCCTCCTCGCAGGTTAAATAGAACCGTGGGAGATTACCACGGCAGGGGCGTTTTCTTCGTTGTTCCGTCCTTCATTGAAAAGCCTGCAACGATTTTAATCTTCCGAAACGAAGAATAGCCGCAGAGATGCGGATTCAGTAGCATAACTAACCGAATCATCGGCTCCAATATGCGTTTGGGCATTGAAATGCCGATGGCTACTGAAAGTTTCTGTTGACGATTGGAATAACCGGAGTAAAAGACGCGCATGAAAATCAACGCCGAACTGGACTCTTGCGCTTCCGACGACCCGTGCGAGCCGGAAACTTGGTGGATAAACCTTGATTGCCCTGTATGTAAGCTGCGAAGGGCATCTAGCGATGATGATTTGAGAGAGCTTAAATGCTACGATTGCGGGACAGTTTTTGCTACGGACTCGAAAGACCCGTTCGATAAAGAATCTGAGTGGAGAATAATTCCTGTTGACACGAAACCCGATTGCGCGTAATTTCCCCACGTTCGCGCGTCATCGCTGACACAGATTTTTCCAGACAACAACGGAAAGGCCCGCAAGGTGATGACGCACCAAGCGGGCTTTTCTTTTGTCTCCGATGGCTTTTAATTTTCTATCGCAGCGGGGAAAGTGCGGACGGCGAGGCTTACGGCTCACAGTAGGCACAAAAGACCGCCGACTGTAAGCAATGGCGGGCGTCAGAATCACGACTTGCGAAAAGAGCGTGCCAGATGACGGTGAAGAATCGAGAGCATTGTGAGTGCTCACTTACCGCTGATTCCCGCGAGGGAGTGAATGGCAAGGGCATCGCGTTACAGGTCAACCGAGCGCGTGATTACAGCAACCCTGCCGCAGAAATGCTGTGACGGATACTCAGGAAACCAACTTAGACGGAGTGCCTTCACTTTCACCCGTATGGGTGAATTGTGCCGAGAGCCTAGCTCCCGAACTTACCGGAGATGACTTCACTATGATACTAACAGAACAACTACTAAAAACGATATGCAACGGCGGAGGCTACAATTCCGCGCAACTAAACATCCTTGGGCAACCATCTACGCCAAAACGCGGATGGAAAGAGCAAGTGATTGGACGACAAATTAGCGAGGCCGATTTTGCGCTTTTGCTGCAACTAAAAGGCGCGAAACCGCCCAAGCAACGCGAGATTTACCCGCAGGTCGTCACGACGCATTACCCGAAAAGAAACAAACAACCGAAATGAAAGCAATCACGATAGAACAAACGAACGTGCAACGAGGCGCGAATGACTTTGCGCGGACATTTTCGCTCGTGTGCCGAGAATGCCCTATCGGGTCAACGTGCGCGACCGGATTACAGGATTCTTACGGCACGACGAGGCTTTCAGCGTGCGAATATCTTCACGGCGGGACCGTAAAAGTCGCATCCGGTGGCGTATTTATCGGGCAATGCAATCACGCGGAATCAAGCACTGATGCGCCTTCCGAGCCTTTATTGAAAAAATAATGAAAAAGTTCTTGCAATGAATCAATTCCGCGCTAGAACTACGAACAAGCGGCGATTGTGCCGTGAATGAATAACCAAAAACACCATGAACATCGACACACGTTACGCTCGCCAAATCACCCTATGACAAGTCACGAAGCATACTACAAACGGAAGCGCAAAAAAGCGGAGAAGCGATGGTTTGCAGTCCTCGCCAAAAAGCGCGAAGGGCTGAAGTGGCGCGAGGTTGCCGCATTCTTCGGAATCGACACGGCATTTGCCTTTCGCATGGCGCAACAGGCGATTGAAATCGAACTGGAAAGGAAAGGATTATGAGCGATACACCGGATACTGATGCAGCTTGGGCTGATTGGACGTATGCAGGACCGGGAGTCCACGCTAACTTTGCCCGCAAACTTGAACGCGAGCGCGACGAGGCGAGGAAGGAGATTGAGCGTCTAAAAGCAGAAGCAGAACTCTACGCCGGATGGTCCCGATGGAAAGATGGAATCTGGCGAATCTCGCATCCGGATTCTGGACCTTTGGCGGAATGGATTGCGGAGGATTTACAGTCCATGAAAGGAGTCGAATGACCATTTTACTGATTCAGTAAAACCCACGTTATGAGTAAAACCGCATATTCCAAAAATATGAAAAGGAGCGCATAGAATGAGTAACGTAATCATCGGTATCGACAACGGCGTGAGCGGCTCACTAGCCGCTATCTCATCTCACAACGGCGCATTCATCGACGCAATCACGATGCCGATACAAAAGGCAAGGAAAGGGAATGAGATTGACGTTGCGGAAGTTGAGCGGCTGAAATCAGAGGCAGAACTTTACTCCGAATGGTCTAAATGGAAAGATGGAATTTGGAAAATCTCGCATCCGGATTTTGGACCTTCGGCGGAATGGATTGCGGATGATATTGAGAAACTGGAAGCAGACAAGGCGCGGCTTGATTGGCTCGAAAAACGCGAGTCTATGGAAGGATTCACCCGCGAC